GATTCCAAAGCGGAATGCGAGATCTTCTTTGTGAGGTACGTATTATGACGGGAACAGGCTTCATTTGCCTATATGACCATCAATTCAAAGCGCTGGGAACTTGGACGCAGCACGTTGCAAAAGAGTGGTCTTTGACAAGAAAGGCTTTCGAAGCCGATGATTTCTCGGCCACCTGTTCCGATTGGGGTAACTCGAAAAACGCTTGCTTTGTAGGTCTCCACAGCCCGTCTGGGTCGCTTGAGTATATTGCGTTCTGCGGAATACCGGTGACAAAGGGGAAGCTTACTACCGTTACCGGTTGCGATTGCCGCCATATCTTCAATCAGGACATCAGCGTTGCATTAAACAAGCAAAACACGAGTGGAACCTATGCCATAAACGATTGCGTTTCGCTATTCACTTACTTGCTCAAGGGCGTTTTCTCTGATTCCGGTATCTCTTTGGGTATAGATTACGAAATCGATGTAAGCGATACCTCGTTCTGCACCTGGAACGAGAGCGCCATAGCTAGAGAAACATCCATTGCGAACATTTGGGATCTTATCCAGAAATTCAACGCCGTATATAACACCGTGATGACCGTCGAATGGTCAGTCAAAACGGGAACCAATGTGTACGCATTGAAATTCGTCGTTAGGCGCATTTACCAAAGCCGAGCACTTAAACTTTCTGATTACGACATCGTGATGAAGCTCAACCAAAACACGGTGAACAGGGTTGTGGCCACTGATGGATCTTCTTCTATAACTTACTATCTATACAACGACAACACTGTAGGAACTGTTTTCGATGCCTCAAAGTGCCTTTTCCCGCCTAGAATATTCACAATTTCCTCTGATGACTTTTCTACAGCCAAGGCAAAAGCCATCGATAAACTGAACGACAATCGTTTCCAAGACAGGGTGACCATCGATAGAACGACAAAGCTTGGTTCAACGCTATCTGATTTAGATTTCACTTTTTTTGGAGATTTGACAGGATACAACGCTGCCGATCTTTCGACTTCGAAAAGACTTCCGGTTTCGGCTATCAAAACCGATTCCAACGGAATGAATAAAGTAGAATTCGGTCGCTTGAGCGATTATTGGTTTTTGGAGGAATGAAAATGGCTCTGACACTTTTAAGAAAAAACAATTCCGATCCCATCAGCGCCTATCACGATTCGCTTTTATGGCATTCGTTGCTAGGAAGCGGCGTTCTCGATTCTGCCTACGATGGCTTCAAAGGGAAAGCATCGGCTTCGTCTTTCTCAATTTCGTCAGGGCTTATCCTCTATGGAGGAAGGCTTGTAGAGATCACCAAAGGGACTTCGATAGTATTGGATACGAGCGAACTAACAAGCGCCGTCTGCTATGTCTATCTTTCGATAACGATTTCATCGGACGATTCCGCCAGCACAGTTTCAATCTATGCCTCAAGCAACAGCTCTTTGGCATCGTCGAAGACCCCGGTTGATGGGGTTGGAACATTCGTCATGATGCTTTTCTCTTTCAACAAATCAACGGGATCGGTAACGGAGCAGTTCAAGCGAATTCTTCCGGGGATAGCTCTCAATGCAGTTAACCTACTCGGAGACGGATATATCAACGGCGTAAAATTCTCCGATATCTTCCTTTCCGATATGAGTGGCGTTAAGTACGCGCTTGAGAGCGACGTAGCCGCAGAAGCCGATGGTTTTGTTGGTGGATCTAAGAACATCGTCCAGAGCAATCTCTATATGCCAAACAGGGGAGTTTATCTCCTTCAAGATGCAATCTTGGCAAACATCGAGGGAGTGACGCTTAAGGCGGGCGAAACAGCCAATGTCGCGTTCGTTAATTCAGCAAGCCTCCAGCAAGGTGAAGACATCGTTGAGATTGACTACACACTTAATGGAGGAACAACCGTCAGGAAAAGCGGTCAATTTGCCGATGATCTTTCGTCAAACCACGTTGCTACGTCTTTCATGATCACTGGAGGAGTCCATATTTTGATTCTTGCTAGTCAGAAGAAACTCCAGCTTATCAACAAAACAAAGAGCGATGTTTCTATCGCAAGCCTTAGGGTTGATGCGCTTTGCTTCGGAGGTGCTGCATGAGTTTGAGGTTGGTGAACAAGAAAGGAAACGCTAGGCAGTCTTTCATGGACTCCGCCATCTTTCATTCTGGGAAAGGGTGTGATAAAGACGGAAGGCCGTATGGGATCGTCAGATCGCAGTACCAAGATCCTTTCTCCATGAGATTCGATAAAACGTCTCTAACCGCTTATTTGAATCCGGGAATCTTCGAGATTTACGGTAGGGACATAGTTTTGGATGCCGAGCAACTGGTATACGATTTTCACTCTACATCCGAATCGTCGGTCATGTTCTGCACCGTTTATATCTCGATCAACTTGGAGGACAGCACCAGGCAGTCCGTTAGTGTTGGCATAGACATCAGTGGTGGCAACTTCAAAAATTTCGCTACGTCAGGCATCCAAGACAACTTAATTCATCTTACCCATGGAGTATTTCAAGCTCCAGTTTGCCGTTTCAAATACACGCCGTCTTCAAACGAGCCGTTCAGCGATTATTCCGTGGTGGCTTCGGTTCTCGACGACGAATCACGTTTCGCGGTGCGGAATCTTCGCAAGGGAGACACCATCAATGGAACCTTGGTCGAAAGTCTTTTCCAAGTGAATAAAGCGGCCAAGGCATCAAACTCCGAATCTCTCGCAATATACAAAGCGAGCGGAAGCGGAGGCAAGAACGTCAAGGGATATAGCCACGCGGTTGTTGCAAATTCATTCGGGACTAATGCAATTGATTCATCTCTAACAGGTTTGTACACGGTCAAGAGAGTGAAGCTTTGCGACATCGACGGGAACTTCATGGGTTCCGATTGTAATATCGTCAAAGACATCAGAGTAGATTGGAACCACCTTGACCGTGTGATCATGTTCTTCTCTCACGCGAAACTTAAAGGCCACGGCGAATATTACGAGCGCGGAATAGCCACGTTGGGAATTCAGAATTGGGCGAAAGGCGATTGCTCTGTCCATTTTGATCTAGCCGATTACGAAATCAATTCGTCGAAGCTCGTTAGCGATGGATTGTCGGTTTACTTGAGGGGCACATTCGAGGCTATCGGTAATCCAGTCATGTCAAGCCTTGGCTTCAAACCATACGCAAATAGCGCAAACGACGGCTTCTTATCGATTTACATCAGACTGGCTTCTTATCAAGTTTCACAGCACGATTTCGGAGCCATATCAATTGCGAAACTTAACGAACGTTTCGCTAGATTCACCGCCAAAGGTAACGGAAATTCTGAAGTTTATTGCCAATGGTATCAGTTCCTCGATTGGCGGTGGTTTCAGTACATGGCTCTCTCGAACATCGAGGCATCCGGAGAGGTTTACGCAGACTTCATTTATAAAGGAGGGGTTGACCTATCATGAGACTTGTAGAAAAGAAGAATTTGGCTCCAGGAGTAACGCCAGACATTGGAGCAGCGAGAAACAAAATCGGAGCCCGTGGCCAAAACGGTGCGATCTTTGGTTTTGGATTGAGCAATCTCAACGGCGTTGTGAAGGTGGCGAAGGGATTGTTGTCAGTTCAAGGCTTCACATTCGAGGTTTTGGAAACCGAGGATCTTTTCGATATTTCGTCTTTCGCGGTTGCCTCTACCGAAACCTACATCATTTACCTAGCGGTTACTTTTGACGCGGCGACGAGGGACGTTTCCTCCGCCGTCGAATGCTATAAGGCTTCGGTCTTGAAGTCAAATGTTGCAATCGAGCAAGGCATTTCCGGAACATTCTATTATCCTTTGGCTAAATTCGTAAAAAGCGGATCGGCCATTGCTTCATTCCAGTCCCTTGTCAAAGACATCAGCAACTCGGGAACCGGCAACAGCGTTGTCGTTCCGCAACCTACTTTGGCCATAGTCAATATCCAGGCAACCCATAGTGGCGTTAAGAGCGTCCTTAACGGCTGGGTGATGATCGGAAACGTTTTGGAATATGCTTCCTTGGCATCTTCCTATGACGTCCAGTTCGTTTTCTTCAGAAAGCTTCAAAAATCCCATACCAGATCAGCCAAAAAATTGTGGACTACAAGGACTATGTGGTGCGAAAGCGAAATGTCCGGATCTTCCGGAATCGGGAACTTTTCAAAACTCACAGTTGGATATAACAATTTGGTGTCGATCTCAATAAGCGGCTCAACGTATCCTACGAAGAAATCCATTTGCCCCGTTTCCGACATTATTCAAGCCGCATTCTATGTCAAGGCATCGGACGGCACTAAAACCGCAGTTACCCAAGGATGCAATCCGGCGCAGATTAGATCAACGAGAAGCCACAATGCCGGTAAAACTAGGGGGATTAGACACAATTTCGTTGAGTTCGCCTACAAAGCACGCGTTTATTCGAACGGAGTTCTGATTGGCGAAAGTGCAATGTCGAATCCTGTGGTGATCGTGCCTAACGTTAAAGCGAAGCAAGGAGGTGTTTTGGGAACATATTTCACAATAAAGTGCCTTTGATTTACTAGGAGGACTCTCTTGCGCCCCCATTCGCGTCCCGCAATTGGCGTTTGATGGAAATCTCGCCTCGCTTGACGCGACTATTGAGCCAGCTGTCGCGGCGCTATTGATGCGAAACGGGGCACGAGAGAGCCCTTAACGAAAGATCTATTTCTTGACGATGCGCTCTATCCATTACCTTAAGGAGGTTAAAAATGGAAAAGATATTAGAACTATTGCTCCATGAATCGGGAGAGCTCCTGCCGGTTAATGATGGAGCCAGCCTAGGCTTGCAGTTGGAAAACGGGGCCACAAAGATTCAGGTCGATTTGCCGAAATCATCGTATGGAAACAGCCATTACCTTGAGTTCGTCAAACCGAACGGAACCGCTTTGTCAACCTCGGCATTGGAGGAGAAGACTTCGGATTCCGGAGTTCACTATATCGAGCTTCCGGTTTCTTCTTATCTCAACGATCAGACCGGTCGGGTTTTGATGCAATACGTCGGTAGAGGAGGCTCTGATTTAACCGTAATTAAAAAATCATCGGTGGTTCCTCTCGACGTCGATTCGAGCATCAACGCTTCGAATGTCATTTCTTTAAGCGATCCCGATTTCATTTCGTGGGCTACGTATCAAATCGCTTTGCTCACCGAGAAAGTCGGTGGGTTGGACGAAGACACAACGAACGACCCGGCAACCAAAGAGGAATTGTCTGCCGAAACCGAAAGGGCTAAGTCGGCAGAAACCTTGATCTCTAAAAGCGTGTCAGACGAAAAGACCCGCGCCGAAGCATCCGAAAAAAATAATTCTGATGCTATCTCAAACGAATCGACACGAGCGAAAGCAGCCGAAACGCAATTAGGATCCCGCATCCTTACTCTTGAGCAGTTGGTGAACGGGAATACTTTCTTCATGGGGGCCAAGTTCTACGGTTCGGAAACCGTTGGAGAGCGCCTTGGGGCTGCGGTTGGGCTTCGAGCCGGTGTTAACGGAGCGGTAAACGATTTCGACTCCATGCCGATTTACAACAACATAAAGAAAACCACCGAAACATCCGGAAACGTCATGGTGAAGGTTGGTACTCCGTTCTTTTGCAAGCGTTTCAGCAACGGAAATCCCGGCGACGCTGATTTCTGGTATGCCGATTGCATCTCACCATACAAGATCGACGATTCTTGGGGACTTCATTATGCGTTCATTAACGCCGATGGAACCAACAGGGGATATTTCACCATCAGCTCCTATTTCGCGTCTAGGGAAGCGAACAAACTCGTTTCTAAGACCGGAACGATTCCTTTGACCAACATGACTCCTAAAGACGCTCGCGTTCTCGCCTCGGCAGGAAATGTTCATCTTGCCGAAAACCGAAAATTGGACGCAATGGCTCTCCTTTTCGAAATCGAATTCGCGACGACCGATGGCCAAAGCGTTTTCAAGGGAATCACCTCCTATATCGGGATTTGTCCTTCCGATAATGCCGACATTCAGTTAGCCGACGATGGCACAACTATTGTCTGGCCCGTCGCTGAATTCTTCGATGGGCATGAAGAAGAGTGGGCGAAGGCCTTTAAAGTCGGAACCGTGGTCAATGTATGGAACGATAACGGAGGAGGCGTGATCGGCGAGAACGTTAGGACTGTCACGGCCATCTCCTTCGTTGATGGAACTGGTTCAGACGGAGCGCAGCAACGCCAGGTTCATATCACGGTATCGGGTTCAGAATTCCCGCTTAAAACGCAGGACGATCTTTACGCCGATCTTCAGAACTTCAACGTTCAAAGCGGCCAATGCGATGCCTTGACCGGATCAAGCGGAGAACTAACTTCTGTATATGATGGAGTGCGAGGGTTCTCTTACCGTGGAATCGAAAACCTTTGGGGTCTTTGGTGGTGCTTCGGAGAAGGAGCGTGCATCGTTTGCCACCACGGGCCCGAGGCATCCAAATGGGTCAGAAGATTCGAGTGCTTTGATCCGGCAGCCTATACCGAGCTTAACGAGGTATTCAACGGCAACTCCGTAAGAGTCGCTACCAGGTGCCCATCGTTCGTCAACGTGGGAGATTATCCGAAAAACGGATATTCCGGTTTTATCAAAAAGTTTAAGGATTCACCTTCAGAAGGGTATTTCGGCGTTGATATTCCGGAAGGAACTTCAACAAACGGCAGCAGCGCTACATATCGTTGCGATGTATGTTATGCAAACGCAGCAGTCACTCAAACTACCGAGCAGGAAATCCTTTATCTTATTTATCGCGGTGGCCCTTACGGCAATGGCGTGCCTGCTGGGCCGTGGTATGCCTCTGGCAGCTGGAACCCCTCGAACTACGATGGCAATGCCGGGTTCCGCCTTTCTTCCGATCCTTCTTGAGAGGAATGCTAAGGGGAAACCTCCCCTTGGCATATCCGTTAGAGTAGAATCGACTCGGGCGCGTCTGGTGCAAAGAACCCTTGTCTCTCTCCGTTTCGGTCGCGGTGGCAATTACGACAATGGCGTGAATGCTGGGCCGTGGTATGCCAATGGCAACTGGAACCCCTCGAACTACGATGACAATGCCGGGTTCCGCTATCTTGATCCGATTATGGCACCAGCCGTCCACGCCGCGCGCGGAAATTGGCTATGAAGGGGCCGGTTAGTAGCCCGAAAGGGTCGAAAGCCGGCTTAAGCCAAAGAAAGGACTTCGATGAAAAGAAAAGGAAATCTATACAAGGATCTTCTTTCCGACAAGGCGATTTTGTCGGCGGTCATGAAAGCCAGCAAAGGAAAACGAAACAGACCCTCTGTTGCCAAAAGATTGGAAAACATTGAAGAAACCATCTCCGAGATTAAGGAAATCCTTACCTCAAAATCCTTCACCCCATCAACGATGCGAACCATGACTATTCACGAGTATGGCAAGGAAAGGCTGATAAGCAAGTCTCCGTTCTTTCCGGATCAGATCATCCATTGGCTTGTCATGGATGCGATAAGGCCGCTCACGGAGCGGGGCATGGATTTCGCCACGTGCGGAACCGTGCCGGGAAGGGGAACTAGCGGAGCGATCAAAATACTACGAAAATGGATTAGGAATGATCCGAAAGGCACGAAATGGTGCCTGAAGATCGACATCCATCACTACTATCAGTCAATCGACCGCTCAAAATTGATCCTCAAGCTCCGAAGACTGATCAAGGACGATGACATGATCGATTTGATCTCGAGGATGGTCGGAGGCGAAGGGATCGGAATTCCAATTGGCACTTATTGGAGCCAGGGGATGGCGAATTTCTACCTTCAGCGCATAGACCATTTCATCAAGGAGAAGCTCGGAATCGGACACACAGTTCGGTACGTGGATGACATCGTCATGCTATCTTCAAACAGGAGAAAGCTGATGAAAGCCCAAAAACCCTTGGCGGATGAACTTGCCAAGGAAGGAGTCGAGATGAAATCGAATTGGTGCGTGTTTCAAACGTCAAAACGAGACATCGACTTCGTTGGCTTCAGACTCCACGGAAATGGCAGGTTGAGCATCCGGAAAAGAGTTTGGAGGATGGCCCGTAGGACGATCTTGAGAATAAAGCACCATGGAATCGGCCTAAAGCGTGCTCGTAGGCTGATAAGCTACAACGGATGGATCCGGTCTACGAACAGTCACATCATCAAAGAGAGATATTTGCCTTTGGTTTCTTGGAAGAAAGCGACGTCTCTCGTGTCTCAAAGCTCCCGAACGGAAGCCAAAGCAAAATCCCAAAGGAGGGTTAATAATTATGCTTAATCTAAAGGGCGAGTCTGAAACGAAACCCGAGGAGATAATCGTCGGGAAACACTACGTTGACGTTAATTTAAACGTCAAGCAAATCACAAAAAAGGCAAAAGGCGAAAATACTTCTAAAACAGTCTTTGCCTTCGACATCGCGAGATATACCATCGAAGAATATCTCAAACACGTCACCGAGATAGCGAACACAGCAAGCGCAGCCGTTGCCGAAATCAGCGACCTCGTCTTAACCAAGGAGGCTTAACCATGGCACAGTCTTATGAATTCATCGCGCAGAATTACGCAAATCAGATTGAGTCCGGCAAGCGAACGTTGGATTCGATCAAGGATACCCTCGTTCGTCAAAGAACCGAGGAGATCCTAAAGGAGAGGAAGGAGGCGCGAAGTTAATGGCTTGCAAGTCAGGAAAGGCTCGTAGAAGCGGAAAGAAGCGCCGCTAAAAATCGTTTCCTATAAATGCGGGGGTGGAGCCATCAATTTATAGGAGGAATCCAAAATGGATCCAAATTCGTTCTTTCAAGGAGCAGTCGCATTCATTCAGAAGTACGGTCTGCTCGCCATCATCTGCGGCTTAATCGTCGCCGCCATCACGGAGGCTATCAAAATTCCCATCTATCGCGCCGGTGTCAAATACCAGGAGAAAACCGGTATCGACAAAAGCGGAATCACTTGGCTGATCACCTTGGTGAGTTTGGCCTTGAGCTTCCTTGTCGCCGTTCTCGTTTGCTTCTTTTTGGTTCACTGGGACTACTCTAAGCTCGACTGGGCGGAGGTAAGCGCCAAGAGCGCGACTATCTACGCTGCTGCCACGGCGGAGTACGAGATCGTCAAAAAGATTTTCAAGGCCGCGAAAGCGATTAGCGCGGCTAACAAGGCTAAAAAAGATTCAGTCGAATCTTCGTCCCATGATATCAAAAACGATCCAAGCGTGACCATCCCGACCGTGAATGTAGAAGCGCCAAAAGCAGTCGAGGCCATCGCCGCTCCTAAAGCTGCGAAGAAAGACGAAGCGCCAAAGCCTTCTGAAGTGCAAGGCACCAAGTCGCTTCTTTGATTGAGGGACAAGCTGGACAAAACTTGGTCTCTCCACGTTAGGAGAGGTTCACCCTTCTGGCGCTTGCGAAGACGATGGTGGATGTTTCTATACTGGTTGTTTGGGGCAATCGGATTGGACGCATCGTGTCTCGACCCAAAATGGCTTAGGGATGCCAAGAAGAAAAACAAGAGCCGCCCT